AGCTTCGGTACGCTGCACCGTAAATTCCGCTACGCCCGGGCAGCCTATTTTGGTCTGTGTAAAGTGAGTGCGCAAAGCCATCTGAAGGCGATGTGTTTGAACCTGTTGAAAGCGGCTAACAGGCTAAGTGTGCCTGTTGCTGCCTAAAAGGCGGTTCGGATGCCTGATTATCAGGTATCCGGGGAGGATTAAGGGGGTATTTGGGTAAAATTAGGCGTAATTAGGGGAGAAAACAGCCGAAAACCTGTGTTTGGGCTTCGGCTGTCGAGGGAAGGGCTTTTTTGCAAAGGTCTCGGCCTTTTAATTTTATATGCAATAAAAACAATAAGCTATGTAAAAGTGCAAAATAATATTTGCATTACCGCCAAAATGGCGGTAATATGCACACATGGACAGACAACAAGGTCTGCCAAATATGATTAACCAACTGACCGCTTACGGACGGATAGGAGCAAAAAATGAAAGAAAATCTTTTAAAAAACATGACCCACGAAGCGCGTGAAGTTCTTTTCTCCAAATTAAACCCTGAAAATGATTACATTTGCCAAGCATTAAAAAAAGCCCAAGACGAATTTGACGAAAAACTTAATCAAGCCGCCCAACCTCATGGATTCTTCGGTCGTGCTATGATCGATGAAAAATCTGTTTTGGGCGAGGTTGACTTTCTTAAATACCAACGAATCAGCAAAATTCTTGCAAACCGCGAAGAGATGCTCTCAAAAAGGAAAAACCTTATTTTAAATTTACTGGGTTTCTTTAATTAAGTTTCAATAATGCCGCCTCTGGCGGCTGAAAGGTCAAAAATGAAATTCTTGATAAACGTCATCAAAACCGAAAAAGTTGAAGTAAAACGCCAATACGAAACTGTTACACGATTTAATCGAATCAACACAGGAGAAACAAAAGAAGTGGAGTTCAAGCCTGAACAAAATCTTTTAATTGTAGATGGGAAAGAATTCAAGGTGCATGAAGTTTCGTTCAAACAAATCACAATCGGAAACGAAGACGTTCTAACGGCTCAAATCATGACATACAAAAATGGGGAGCAACATTTATTCTATTCGCTCGATGTGCCTGCATTTTGGGATATGTTCGATAGTTTAAATTGGGGTAAAAAAGTTTTTGGTGGATATATTAAGAATTAAGCTTTGGAGCTATTAATGATTGATAATATGGAGTTTGGATACACTCCGTCAAATCTAAAATCCCTGCGCCAAAAGTACGGTTTATCGCAACGAGAAGTGGCTGATTTGTTGGGTATCGATATTAGCAGCCTACAAAGATGGGAGGCTGATGTAGGGCAAAAGAGCCATCGTGATATGCCTCTTTCCAAATGGCTGGAATTGGTCGATATATTAAACGGCAAAATCCTTTAAAAGGTCGTCTGAAACGTTTTCAGACGGCTTTTTTCATGCCTGCCCGTTTCGCAAAAAAACAGCGGCTTACTACAACATATAGTATTTTATCTGTATAATATGCGCTAATTAATCAATATATTGTGTTTTAGGGGTTTGAAATGCGCCGTGCGTTGATTGCGAAAATCAAGATTGCTCAAAAGGAGCTGGGCTTGGATGATGCGACGTATCGCGCGGTCTTGGAGCGTGTGACGGGCAAGCGGTCGTGTACTGAGTGCAGTATCCCTGAGCTGGAGCGCGTGGTCGAGGATTTGCGCCAACATGGGTTTGCGCCGAAAAAGACGGCGGGACAACGGCCGAACCGCCGCGAGTCTGCCGACCCGATGATGCGCAAAATCGAAGCCCTGCTGCTGGATAACGGCTGGTCTTGGAATTATGCGCACGGCACGGCGAAAAAGATGTTTAAGGTTGACCGCGTTGAATGGTTGTCCGACGGCAATATGCACAAGTTGGTGGCGGCTTTGCAGATTAGTGCGAACCGCAAGAAAAAGGAGAAAACGGGATGAGTTTGAACTGGGAGATGACAGAGCAGGATTTTGAGGACGTGAAACATCTGCTGCCGCACAGCGTGGTGGCGATGATTACGGTTATCGGGCTGGAGGCGACGTTTCACATGGTTAAGGTTTGGGGCGGGACGAATTATCCGATTTCGAATCGCCGCCGCAATACGCGTCAAAGCCGAATCTTACACGCGCAACTGGTTGAGGACATCGGCGAGGAGGCAGCGGGGCGGTTGGAGCGTGCTTATGTCGGGCAGCCTTTCTTGGCGATTCCGCGCTGCTGGGATGCGATGCGCGAACTTCGCAACCGGTTCATCCGCCGCCAATATGATGCGATGAGCGCGGAAGGTTTGAGCGATTTGTTTATTGTGCGCGAGCTGGTGTTGGCGCATAAGCTGTCAACACGAAATATCCGATACATCCTAAAAGAGGCCGACCGCGAGGCGGCGGCAAGGGCGCAGGCTGATTTGTTTGCGGTATGATGGTTTTGTTTTCCTTGTGTGTTTGAGTAGACCTTTTTTCCCTGCTTCGTGCAGGGATTTTTTTTAACCTGCCTTCCGCTGAATGCAAGCCTGACGGGGCTTGGGGGTCGTCTGAAAAGGTTTAATGGGGTTTTAAAACTATCTATTTGAGGTATTTATGGCCCAGCAAAAAGAACTCCCTTGGATTGCTGAAGCGCGAAAGTATATCGGTCTGACAGAAATCCCCGGTAAAAACCACAACCCGACCATTTTGAATTGGCTTCACGGGCTGAAAGCTTGGTGGAAAGACGATGAAACGCCGTGGTGCGGAGTATTCGCAGCCCATTGTTTGCGAGCCGGTAACCGAGACATCCCGAAGGATTGGATGCGCGCCAAAGAATATGCTTTTTGCGGCAAACGCCTTACCAAGCCTGCTTACGGCTGTTTGGTCGTGTTTACGCGACAAGGCGGCGGTCATGTTGGTTTTGTTGTCGGCAAGGACAAGGCAGGCAATCTGTTGGTTTTGGGCGGCAATCAAGGCAACCGCGTCAGCATCGCGGCATTTCCGACGTCCCGCGTGGCTGCGTATGTGTGGCCGTCTGTCGGCGGTGCGCCTCTTGACCCCACTCCGGAGCGTTACAACCTGCCATTGGGCGGTGCGGCAATGAGCAGGAGCGAGGCATGAAAAAGGCTTTGATTGCTTTGGCATTGGCGGCATTGAAACCGCAGGTACCTGAATTTGAGATTAAACCTGCCCGCGTGGGCAACCTGAAACAACATCCGAGCCTGCGCTTGGGTAAATCAGGCGTGGCAGCCGCCAAACGTGCGGCGCGCAAACGTAAGAACCGTCGTTAATCATGGGACAGGTTAATTTTTACGAAAAGATGATTGAGCAATGGTCGCGAAAAAGCCACGAGGCAAGCGAACAGGCAGATTTGGCTGCGTTTGAATTTGCGGAGGGCGAACTTGCCAATTATCGGGAAATGCTGAAACGGCATCTGCAAAACGGGAGTGTGAAATAAATATGCGGATTTTCGACATTTTTAAAAACCCTGCGACAGGCAATGTGTCGCACTCGAAGCTGTGGGCAAACGTCGCTTGCGCGGCGGGTACGGTTAAATTTGTGATGTTGCCCGACCCGTCGGCAGAAATTTGGGCGGTGTATTTGGGCGTCGTAGGCGGCTATGCGGTGGCACGCTCGTTGGTCAGCGTCAAACGTCAGGAGGTCGAGAATGAATCCGAAACTCGTGAAGCTGTTGGCGAATAACTGGCAACCGATTGCCATCATCGCGCTTGTCGGCACGGGTTTGGCGGTGTCGCACCATCAAGGCTACAAGTCGGCTTTTGCCAAACAGCAAGCCGTCATCGACAAGATGGAACGCGAAAAGGATCAGGCCTTGCGTCTGTCGGCGCAAAACTACGCACGCGAGCTGGAACAAGCCCGCGAAGAAGCAAAACAATCTGAAGCCAAGGCGCACGCCGTCGGTGTGGAATTGGCACAAAAGCAGGCGGAAGTCAGTCGTCTGAAAACGGAAAACAAAAAGGAAATCGAAAATGCGCTTACTCAAGACCGCCAAAAAGCAGGCGGCGGTTGTATTGACGGCCTTGGCTCTCACAGCCTGCGCCTCTACGCCCGCGCCCTCGGCTACGGAAATTAAGATTGTCGAAAAGGTGGTTATGCCGACACCGCCCGCTGCGTTGATGGTCGCACCAGTGCGCCCGAATCCGCCGGAAGACGGCAAGACGGCAACGCTGCTCGAACATGCTGCCGAGTTTGGCGGCTATGTTTCGGAGCTGGAAAACCAAAACGCAGCGTGGCGCGACTGGGCAGGCAATCGCTCCCGCAAAGTCGGCGACTGACAAAAAAGCCCGCGTAGGGCGCGGGCTGAGGGTAAAAGCGGATTTTATACCTCTTTTACAGGGGTCGCGGCGGTAGTGTTTTTCACCAAATCGACTGCGTGCTGGCAGTTTTGCTTGCTGGTGTAGCCTTGGCCCTGAGCGATGATTTCATGGTTGGCTGCTTTCAAATGCCAACGGTATTCGCCTTTTGCGTCTTTATAGATTTCAAAATACATAAGGTTTCTCCTATGAATGAGTACACGTTTTCTTACCGCTTTGACGGTAAGTCCTGGTCATTGAGCATTTGGGCGGACAGCCCTGAAGAAGCCCGGGCAAAATTTCGGGCTGCACGGGAAAATGCGCAGTATGACGGCGAAGTTGTAACAAAGATTTATACATTTGTAAATATTTCGTGGGTTAAGAAGTTGTACAGACGGATAAAATATTTAATGGGTATCAAAGAATGACCTACCGTGAATTAGTTGAACGTCAGTTGGCTGTGCGCCATGCCGATTTGGAATTGGGCTTAAGCCGCGCCCGCGAACAAGAGCCGTTTGTCATCCATGTTTCTAATCTGCTGGATAAGGCAGGGTTTGAATATACGGTACGGATGAATAAGGATTTTCAGACGACCTTTAACCTTGAATATCCAAATACAAACTACGACACCTTTAAGCGTGCAGTTTGGCAGACGATTTCGGCGTATTACTGCGTTTGTAACGATGGGGATGGACTCGAAATTTCCAGCAATCGCCCTGACGGCTACTCCGTCCGTATCGTATTCGGCGATGTGCCGGTTTAAAGGGGTTTTAAATGGACTTTGAATTTGGTTTTAAAACCTTGTGGCCGATTGCGACGGCAGCGTTTTGGTTTTGGGTCAACGGCATTTCAGGTCGTCTGAAAGAGGCGGACAAGCGCATTGAAGACCTGAAAGAGGAGCTACACGAAGTAAAGCTCTCTTATCACACCAAGCAGGATGCCCAAGCCGACCGCAAAAATATCGCAGCGTCTTTGGAGCGCATCGAAAACAAACTTGAAAAAATGAATGAAAAATTAGACAGGAAAGCGGACAAATCATGAAAGACCCGATTTTAGAAGCCTTGGCGCGTATCGAAGCCAAACAGGATGACATGCTCGCCAATCAGGCGCGCATGGACGAAGAATTGCAGCAAATTAAGAAAGACTGCAAGAAATCTGCTGCGGTCTACGGCGGCCTTGGCGGCGTGATTGTAACGACCGGCTGGGAGCTGCTGCGAGCCAAGTTCGGGGGCTGATATGGCACACCCGAAAGAAACCCGCGAAAAGCTGCGCCGACTGTACGTCAGCGACGGCCAAACTCTTGAAATTGCGGCGATGATGTGCGAAATCCCGACAGCTACCGCCCGTAGTTGGAAACGTGCCGCCAAAGAGACCGGCGACGATTGGGACAAAGTGCGCGCTGCCTACACCTTGGCGGGCGGCGGCATCGAAGACTTGAGCCGCTCGCTGCTGGCGGGTTTTTTGGTGCAGTACCAATCGACGATGACGATGTTGCAAGACACGTCGATTGAAGAGCTGATGCCGTCCGAGCGCGCCAAATTGTTGGCGAGCCTGTCGGATGCGTTTACCAAGACCGTGGCGGCAAACGCCAAAGTGATGCCGGAAACGTCAAAACTGGCGACGGCGATTGAGGTGTTGGAATTGTTTGGCGAAGTGGTCAAGGAGCGATACCCGCAACACTTGCAGGCTTATGTCGAGTTGGTCGAGCCGCTGGGTGTGGAAATTGAAAAGAAATACAGGTAAGCGATATGCAAAAAGTTGAATACACCCATAAGGGATGGTTTTTATTTTGCCCGATTTGGGTTGCAGATTGGGATAGCGAAGTGCCGGCAGTTGCACCGCGCTATAAGCTGGAGCCGTTGTTTTGGCTCGCCGACCAGTTTTTTTACTTTATGTCAGCCATGAACGAAATGAAAACGGGAGAGCCGTTGCCCTTTTGTTTCATGGTTAACCCCGAGCCGCTGAAAAAGCCGGTTGTCCACTATTACGAATAAAACATGAAGTCCAAAGAGTTTTTAAAGTCGCTTGCCGAATACGCCGCCCAACTCCGCCAAATCATTGAGGCAGAGGTGGACGGCTTCGACGCGTCGACTGTCGCCATTGCAGAGCGTCGGGCGAAGGTATTAGACCCGGTCAACGGGTACGAGTATTTCGTAAACACATATTTTCCGCACTATGTCCGCTCGCCCGAAAAGTCGCTGCTGCACAAGTTTTTATTTTCCCGACTGCCCGAAATCTTGAGGTCGTCTGAAGGCATCAACGAGGCAACCGCCGCCCCGCGCGGCGAGGCGAAATCGACGCTGGTTACGCAACTGTTTACGCTTTGGTGCGTGGTAACAGGGCGCAAGCATTACGCGGTCATTGTGATGGACAGTATCGACCAAGCCTATCCCATGCTGGAGGCAATCAAGGCAGAACTTGAGTTCAACCCGCGCCTTAAAACCGACTTTCCGGAGGCTTGCGGACAGGGTCGCGTTTGGCAGGCGGGGACTGCGGTAACGGCAAACGAAGTCAAAATCCAAGTGGCGGGCAGTGGCAAAAAGTTGCGCGGTCTGCGCCACGGCCCATACCGCCCCGACCTCGCCGTCCTCGACGATATCGAGAACGACGAACAGGTACGCAACCCCGAGCAACGCGACAAACTCGAAACTTGGCTGAAAAAAGCTGTCCTCGCCTTGGGTGGTGCGGGGCAGAAGTTTGACGTGATTTATATCGGCACCATCCTGCACTACGACAGCGTGTTGAACCGCACCCTGAATAACCCGTTTTGGCACGCGACCAAGTTTAAAGCCATGCTCGAATGGCCTGACCGCATGGATTTGTGGGACAGATGGGAGGAGCTTTACCGCAACGACGGCGAAGCGGTGGCGCAGGCGTTTTATCTCGCCAACAAAGACGAGATGGAGCGCGGCGCGCAAACAAGCTGGGCGGCTCGCGGCGTACTCGCGCTGATGAAAATCCGCGCCCGCGACGGCCATGCGACATTTGATTCAGAATATCAAAACGACCCGGTCAGCGGCGAAGATGCGCCGTTTGCCGAAAACATCAAATACTGGTCGGAATTGCCGGACGATTTGGTGTACTACGGTGCGCTCGACCCGTCGTTGGGTAAAGCGGGCGCGGGACGCGACCCGTCGGCAATTTTGGTCGGTGGTTATCAAAAATCAACGGGTCGTCTGTTCGTAACCGTTGCCCAAGTTAAAAAACGCCTGCCCGATTTGATTATCGAGGACGTGATCCGCATCCAAAAAGAGGCGCGGGTCAAGCCTGTTTTGTGGGTGGTGGAGACGGTGCAATTCCAAGAGTTTCTTAAAGATGAGCTGATTAAACGCGGTGCGCGGTCGGGTGTGCATATCCCCGTGCGCGGTATCAAGCCGTCATCGGACAAGATGTTGCGGATTGAGACTTTGCAGCCGCATATGGCAAACGGGCTGATTTTGCTCAACCCCGACCAAAAGACCTTAATCAGCCAGTTGCGCCACTTCCCGAAAGCCGACCACGACGACGGACCCGATGCGCTGCATATGCTGTGGATGGCGGCAACAACGGGCAATGTGTCAAACAGGGCGCGTGCGATTGATTTGCCTGCGCCGATGTTGGATATGTGATTTTAAGGTCGTCTGAAACCGTTTTCAGACGACCTTTCGGAGTAAAAAATATGTTCGGATTGATTAAAAGTGCAACGCGGAAAACCGCCATCAAGACATTGACGAGCGCGACCGAAGATGCGTTGGAAAGCCTGTTTTCGAATATGGAAGGCACGGACGCGCTGCTTTCGCGCCTCGGTGTGGACAGACAGCAGGCATTGGACGCGGTGGTAAGCGATGACGAGGTGGCTGCCTGTTTGGAGGATTTACATGCGGCCATGCTCAACAAGACTTGGCGGATTTACGGCGAGGATTTGGGCGACGAGGATAAAGACCGCCTGTGGAAAACGCTTAAACGCCACCTGCCCGCGCTTGCCGAAATCGTCCTGACGGCTCGACTGGGCGGATACGGTGTGGGTCGTTATGTCTATCAGCCCGAACCCGACGGCTTTTTGACGATTAAACACATCAGCAACAAGAGCGGCGAATTGGCGAAATATATCCCCTACCGCGACGGTTCGCTGGTGTATCGCGGTACTGGCGGCGAGGAGGCTTGCAATACGGATGTCTTGTATCTCTTTATTGCCCATCGTGCGACATCGACCAATCCTGCGGGCGAAATGGCGGCGGCGCGGCTGTATGCGCCTGTCGCGTTGCGTAAAAAAGGCTTTATTTATGCGGCGCAATTTATCACGCGCTACGCCCAGCCGTATTTGATTGCCAAAATCCAAGCCAACAGCGAGGACGATCACAACGGATTTATGAGCCGTTTTTACCGCTTTGTTTCCGGCGGCGCGTTGAGTATCGACCGCGAGGACGATGTGATGATGCTGCAAAACAGCGCGGACGGTCAGGCATTCCGCCGATTGGAAAACCTCGCCAATGCGCGTATCCAAAAAACGCTGTTGGGCAAGGTCAAAACCAGCGACCTTGAGACTGCCAGCCGCGCCAGCCAAGAGACCGAAGAAAACAACCGCGACGAGCGCATCGGCGCGTACCTTGCCCTTTTGTCCCGCGCCGCGCAGCACTTTATCGACGCGCTCGTGATGGTCAACAACGCCTACGGCAAGACCATCAACGCGCCAAAGGGCGTGTGGTTTGAGTTTGAAGATGAAATTAAGGTCGATAAAACCCGCGCCGAGCGCGACAAGATGTATATGGATACGGGACAGCTTTTACTGACCGAAACCTACTACCGCGACATCTTGGGCTTCGAGCCGGAGCATTTCGAGCTGCGCGACCCGAAAGCGTCGTCTGAAAACCCTGCACCCGCCAAATTCAGCCTGCGCCTGTCTGACGGCCTTGCCCATAATGCGCCTGATACGGCGGAGCAAGCAATCGCCCGCCCGAAAATGGAAGCGGTGTTGGGTTTGCTGGAAAGCTGCAAAGACTACGCCGAATTTGAGGAAAAGCTGTCCAAGCTTGATTTGAGCAAGGGCGACAATCTCTTGATTCAGCGTTTGGTTTCAGACGGCCTTTCGGCTTGGGCTGACGGAGCGGACGATGGACGGGATTGAATACAACTTCGTGGGGCTGGTCGATAAAGCCGCCTTCGAGCATTTCAAAGCCAAGAAAATCCTGCCCGGATTCAGTCATTACGATGTATGGCTGTATCAGCACAGCCTTGCGTTTACCGTCGCCAAGATGATGGACGCGGATATGCTTGCCGAAGTCAAAGACGCCATCGAATCCGCGCAACAAAACGGCACGGCGTTTGCCGATTTTAAAAAGCGTTTAAAACCGTATTTGATGGCGAAAGGCTGGTGGGGCGAGCAAGTGTTGACCGACCCGATGGACGGCGAGCCGAAATTGGTACAGCTCGGCAGTACACGTCGTCTGAAAACCATCTTTAACACCAATATGCAAACCGCCTTTGCGGCGGGGCAGTGGCAGCGGATTCAGGCAAACAAAAAAGCCTTGCCGTATTTGCGTTACAACCATTCCGCCGCCGGGCATCCGCGCGACAGCCATAAACGCTACTACGGCTTAGTCCTGCCGGTTGACCACGACATTTGGAAAGTCATCTTTCCGCCCAACGGCTACGGCTGCAAATGCTCGGTTTCCGCACTGACCCGTCGGCAGGCGGAGCGTGAGGGCATCAGCGGCGAGCCTGATGTGGATATGGTCGAGTTTACCAATCCGCGCACAGGCAAAACGGTATTGATTCCCGACGACATCACGCCGAGCTTCGCGCACAACCACGGCGACCGATTGGGCGCGATGGACGCGATGTTTGGCGAGAAAAACGGCGAAGAGGCACTGGCCGCCATGATTGCCGAGCGCGAGGCGTGGTTGGACAAGCGGTACAGCGTGCCGTCTGACAAAGTGGCGGTGTTGGCTTTGCCGGACAAGGTGTCGGAAAAAGAAGTGCGCAGGCTGACAAAAGAGCAGTCTGCCAACAATACCAAAGACCACGAAGCAAGAGCTGCGGCAGCGTGGCAGGCTGAAACGGGCGACAGGCTGGAAGTGTTCGATTTGGCGGTAGAAAAAGGCAAAGGACAAGCCGATTATCTGATTGTTTCAGACGACCTGCCCCGCGAGGAATGGGCAAAACTGGATTTTATGTTTACCGAAAATCCCGAACGTGCGGAATTGATGAACCGTTATTTTGCACACACCGCAGGGGCGTGGAATACCAAGGTCGACAAGATTCAGGAGCATTTTGATAAAGCCGATATTGTCCCGCTTGATTTACGCCATCTGAATGCGGCAAACCGGCATAAATTGTTGCAGTATGTGTTATCATTGCCGAAAGAACAGCGGGATAAAGTCCGCTTATTGGTAAAAATATCGGAGTAAGTCATGCCGTCTGAACTGTATGTCAGCCGCGAGGTAAAAGTATTTTTAGGCGGGAAAACCGCCCCGTCCGAATTGTTGGACTATCTGTACCCGCGTCTTGCCGAAATCGACAAGGAAGCAGCCGACCAAATGCAGGGTGAGTTTTCGGGCTGCGTATTTTCGATTGCGGATTTGTCCGCTGCGGCATTCGCCCGTGTGCGCGGATGGATACTTGAGGCTGCTGAAAAGTCCGAGTGGATTAAGCCCTACAAAGCCGATTTAAAAACCGCCCTAGAAGCTGATCCGAGATTTAAACCTGTATAACCCGAAGGTCGTCTGAAACCGTTTCAGACGACCTTTTTTCATAACCGCCCAAATTTCGCGTTTAAGCGCGTTTTATCGGTCGGGATAGGCAAAGATATGTCCGAGAGTTTAAATGCAATCTGACGCAGCCCTAAAAGCCCTCTGAAAACGTTTTTGAAACCGCCCCCGTCTGCATTTTCGGATATGCCCTAAATTTGCGATTTTAGGCGGGTCGGATAACAAAGATAGGCAAAACCCCCGTCAGAATCTTAAAAATCAATCTGACGCGATTCTAAAGCGGTTAAAGTGGGTATTTTTATATTTTGCGCGTAAGGATTTTTAAAAGGTCGTCTGAAACCTGAAATACGGTTTCGGGCGGCCTTTTGCATTTTAGACAACAAAGTGAAGTCATGCCGCCGTCTGTTTGCCGTCATGCGTTGCACAATGGCGGCTATGAATACGAAAACATCACCCCTCAATATCAAGTTGTCCGCCGCGCTGCCGGTTGCCTTGGCGACCCGTGCGGATGATGTGCGTACCTTTAAGGGCGTCGCCAATTCGGGCAAGCCGTTCGGCTATGGCGGTTATCAGACCGTTGTTGATTTGGCGGAGCTGTCGCACAAAGCGTCCGTCCCCGTCCTGTTGGAACATTCGCCGCTGAAAATGGCGGGCGTGTGCAGCCTGTCGGTAACGGCGGACGGTCTGATTGCCGAGGGCAGTCTGTTGTCAAACGAGTTTGGCACGCAGATCGCCGAAGCAGCCGACCAAGGCTTTCCGTGGGAAATGTCGGTTTATGCGCAGGCGGCATCCTACGAGGAGCTGGCGGCGGGCGCAGTGTTGTCCGTCAACGGTAACGAAGTAACGGGGCCTGCGGTGATTTTGCGCCGCTGCACCATCCGCGAGGTGTCGTTTACCGCCGTCGGCGTGGACAGTGAGACGGAGGCAGTGGTGTTGTCGGACGGCAGCCCCTTGCCGGATATTTTTAAACAACCTTTGGAGTTATCCATGACACCCGAAGAAAAGAAAGCGTTTGACGACCTGAAAGCGGAAGTCGATACGCTCAAGGCTGAAAAAGCCGAAGTCGAGAAAAAGCTGAAAGAAGCTGAGGTGGCCGCCAAGAAAAACCAAGTCAAGGCGAAATTGTCCGCCGCAGGCTTTAAAGAAGGCGAAGACGGCAAGTTTGAAGGCTTGTCCGACGCGACGATGACCGTGCTTTTGTCTGCCGACATCGAAGCGGCAGAAGCCATGATTACCGATTTGACGCCGAAAGCTGCTCCATCTGTCGTACCGCCTGCGCTGTTGAGCGAAGGCGCAGGCAAGGACGAATCCGAACAAATCGGCGCGGAAGGCAAATTATCGATTGCCAGCTGCAAAGGCTCATTGGGAGGCTCTTATGTCTAAAGTCAAAACCGAAATCTTAGGTCCTGTTATTTCGGATTTCCTGAAATACGAAGCAACCCCGCAAACCCGTGTTGCCGTTGCTGCCGATACCGGCACGAAAGCAGGCAAGTTTGTCGAGTACCCGCTGCGCGGCAAAAAACTGGTGGCGTTGACCGATGAAGCCGACGGCAAAGTCGTCGTACAGCCGCTCAACTGCATTATCGACCTGTCAAAAGTTGCCGATGCGGACGTCAAAACAGCCACTACCGGCAAAACCTTGGACGCGCTGAAAAAAGAAGGCGACGCATACGGCATCGTTTACCAAGGCACGCCCATCGCCTGATTTTCAGACGACCTTTAAACCTGATTTAACAAGGACACATCATGCCTTTATCCGATAACAGCAAGTTTGGCGTGCAGGCTTTGACCACCGCCATCAACAAAATCGACCCGGGCGCAAGCCAAATCCGCGAACTGGGTGTTTTCGAACCCGAATATCTGACCACCACTTATGCCGACATTGAGTTCCAAGACGGCAAAGTCCACTTGGTTGCCAGCAAAGAGCGCGGCACATCCGGTCAGGCGGTCGAAAGTCCGAAACGCACCGTGCGCACCGTCAAAGTGCCGCACCTGCCGATTCATGATGTCGTTCGCGCCGACGACGTGCAAAACCTGCGTGCTTTCGGTACGACCCAAGCCGCAACCGTCATGGACAAGGTTAACGAAAAACTCGCCGGCGGCAAATCCGACCTTGAATACACCCGCGAGCATCTGATGCTCGGCGCGTTGCAAGGCAAGATTTTGGATGCGGACGGCAGCGTGCTTTTGGATGTCAACACAGAGTTCGGCGTGCAACGCAAAACGTTAAACATCGAATTTTCCAAGGAAGCGACCGAAGTCGGCTCGGTATTGGACAAACTCTTGTCCGAGCAACGCCAAAAATTCGCCGGTGCGCAGGTGCGCGGCTGGGTCGTGTATTGCGGCATGGATTTCTTGAGCGCGCTCAAAGAGCATAAGTCCATCTTCGAAGTGTACAAACGCTTCGACGAGGCGCGCGCCTACCGCGAAGGCGATACGCTCAATCCGACCGAGTTTGTCCACAAGGGCATCCGCTTTATCGAGTATGCCAACCATTTCGGCAGCGACGCCGACATCGGTGCGGACAAGGCGATTCTGTTGCCGGTCGGCCGCAACCTCTACAAAGAGTATTTCGCCCCAGCGGACATGAACGCCACCGTCAACACCCGCGCCCTGCCGTATTACGCCAGCCGCGAGAAGTTGCAGCACGACAAGGGTTGGAGCCTGCACATGCAGTCAAACCCGCTGCCGATTGCGCTGCGCCCCGAGTTGTTGGCAACGCTGACCATGTCTTAAACGGATTTCAGACGACCTTTAAGGCAGTTTTAAAGGTCGTCTGAAAACGGAGGACGGCATGATTACCATCCAAGACATGATGACCCGCTTCGGTGAACAGGAAATGGCGGAGCGGTCGAACCATGAAAACTACGAAACCATAGACGAAGCGGTGATGGCGGCGGCGATTGCGGACGCGGAAGAAGAAGCGGCAAGCTACCTTCGGGCGGCGAAACTGTTTTTTACCAACGACACCGCGCCGCAGGTTTTGAAAATCAAAGTCTGCGACATCGCCCGCTACTACCTCTACGACGACGCGGTAACGGGAATTGTCGAGGAGCGTTATCAGTCAGCGGTCGCTTGGCTGAAGATGGTCGTCAAAAATCCGAATATGTTGGACGAGACCCGCGTATCGGACGACCGCATACCGTCAACGTGTGCCGTTTATGTCAACGAAATGCCCGATCTTCGGGAATGGCTGAAGGAATAAGCGATGCGGATTACGGTATCACACTACTTATCGCGTATCGCCCAAAGCCTGTCCCGCCTGTCGGGCAAGTTGACAGGTAGCCTTGAAGAGCCTTTGCGCGCTATCGGCGGCGTCCTCGAATCTTCGACCCGCCGCCGTATCGCCGAAACCAAAACCGCGCCTGACGGCAAACGCTGGCAGGATGTCAGCCCCGCTACGGCACAAGCCAAAAACGGACGCGGCGGGATTTTGGTGGATCACGGCAACCTCTTGGCAAGCATTACGCACGAGGCATCGGCAAAAAGCGTGATTACCGGCTCAATCATGGGCTACTCGGTTTATGCGCAGGAAGGCACGAAAACCATGCCGGCGCGTCCGTTTTTGGGCTTGTCTTCGCAAGATTATCAGGACATTGACGATTTAATGTCCGATTGGCTGGAAGGATTGATTGTCTGATATGGCTTTGAAACAGCATGAAAACTTATTGGCGGTCTATCCCGAAATCCTAGGTCGTCTGAAAACCGTCAAAGGCATCAAGGCGGTCAAGGAAATCGGCGAACTTGCCGAGCTGCTCGCCCAAGGCGCGGCGAAACGCAAAGCCGCCCCGCTGGACGGCGCGGTCTATGTTGTTTTCGGCGGCTCGACCTTTGCCGACGAAGCGAAAAACGGCAAATTCCTCAAATCGACGCTGCACTTTACCTTCGTCCTCGCACGAAGCTATACCGCCAACGGCAAATCCACGCTGTACGAGGTCGGCGAGACCCTGACGGCAATCCAGCGTGCGTTTTCAGGCTGGGATGCGGGCGACGAATATGCCGTCACCCCCTTCCGACGCATCGCCTCGCCATCCATCGAATACAACGACGGCTTTGCTTTTTACCCCATTTCATTCGCCTGCGACACCGTGCAGGCGGCAAACTAAAGGAGCTGCCACATGGCAAAACAAAACGACCACGGCTTAATTTTTGAGGGCGACGTCAAGGTACGCAACCTCAATCAAAAAGGCTCGGGCTTTATCGACATCGGCAACACCACCGCCCTGACCACGCAGACCAGCGTGGAAACCAAAGAGCGCGTGTCCAAGCAAAAAGGCACTTATGGCAGCGCACTGGACAGCCTGAAAACCGTCAAGCCTACCGAAATCGGTCTGAAGCTCGACACCTTTGACAAAGACAACCTCGCACTTGCCCTGATGGGCGAAGCCGCCGTCATCGCGGCAACGGCGCAGACCGTTACCGACGAGACCGTAACCATCGGCAAAAAAGGCATGGCGTACAAGCTGGCAAACGGCAACATCGACCCGGCTACCGTCAAAGTCAAAAACAAGTCCAAAGCCAATGTCGACGCCAAGCATTTGGACATCAATGCCACCTTGGGCATGATTACCATCCTGCCTACTGCCGACACCGTCAACGACGGCGAAGAAATTACCGTCGAATACAAAACCCGCGATTCCGGCGGCTATAAAGTTTCTGCCGCGACCTTGTCCCGCTTGGATTTGGAAATCTATGTTGACGGCCGCAACCGCGTTACCGGCGAGACCGGCATCCTGCATATTCCCCATGCCGTATTGGCTGCGGACGGCAGTATCGACTGGTTCGGCGACGACTTCAACGAAGCCGAATTCAAAGGCACGGCGGTATTGGCTTCGGGCGAGACCTCGACCTATTCCTTCACGTCGTACAACAACTAAAGATTCGGGCGGCTTATGCGGATTGGCGGGTTCGCCGGTCGGGCTGTCCGATAAACGGCAAAAAGGTCGTCTGAAACGGGCTTCTGCGTGTAGGCGCAGCGGCGGTAAGTTTCAGACGACCTTTTTTTAAACGGGTTTTAAAACAGATTAGAACCGATACAGGGCTGATTTAATCAGGTATCCGCTGACGGCCATAAAGGCAAAAAATTCCGGCAGTTTCATATCGCGGATGTGCGCCAACATATCGAAACCGAGATACAGGGCGATAAATGCCGAGAATGCGCCGACGGCGAAAAGTATGGTTAGAGCGAGGGTTTTCATGATTTTCGAACCATTCGTGTAGAAAGTGTGGATAAGTCGCACGGGAAAAATGGAGGTAGCTTTGGGAGTTTGTAATGTTCGGAAAATAGAACAAGCATTTTTTCATCAATCAAGTCTAACTGCGAAACATATGTTTCCCAGCTAAGGTTTCGCGTCAATTTGACTTTGGCTTCTGCTGCAATTCTAAGGTTTGATGCCCGCAAAGAAGCAGCCTGTAAAAGGATTCGGTACTTGTTTCTAGGATTTGGTGTTTCAAATTTTCTCCACCCTTCCTTGCGGGCGATTTCTTGGCATTTTTCCAATTTCTTCCATGTGAAATTTTCGTTATTCCGAAGCGTGCAGATATGGTCTGCTGCAGTTTGGGGAGTGGGAAAGGTGCATAGTGCGTCATAAATTTGGTCGACATCAAACAGTGCGGACAATCTGTTTTCTGAAAGAATCTGACGGATTGCCTGTTTGTAGTAGGGTTGCAAATGTTTCATATGCTGACTGTAAGTAAGATTATTTATTTTAAATAGCAAAGGTATCAAAATAATGGCGAATATTCAAGCAGGTTTAGAGATTAAAGCGGGCGTGTCCGGTGCCGAACACATCGACGCGCTGGCGCAGTCCATCGAGGCGGCGGGCATCGATACGGGCAAACTGACGGCAGAGGCGAAAGAGCTGGGCGCGACACTGGCGAAAGCCCAGGCGCAACAGGCGGCGATTGCGGAATATAAGGCTTTGTCGGCGGAATTGGACAATACCGCCAAAGAAATGCGTGCGCTGGACGAACTGACCGCGACGCTTGAGAAATCCATGCGCGGCGGCGGTACGCAGCAACAGCAAGCCGATTTGGCGAAGTTGCGTGCCGAATCCGAGCGGCTGGCAAAAAGCGAAACCGAGCTGACGGGCAAACTGTATGCCGCCCGCGACGCGATGGCGGTGTCGGGCGTATCCGTCAAAAACCTTGCCGCCGAAGAAGCGCGCCTGTCGTCCGAATCCGCCGCTGCAACGGCGCAGCTCGACCGCCTGACCGCCGAAGCGCAAACCCTAAAGGCTATTGCCGATGCCAAAATCCAGCTCGGCATCGATACCGACGACAAGGCGCGTCAGGAAATCCAAAAGACCAAAGACGCTTACGAGCTGCTCAAAGACAGTGGCACGCTCTCGCATGAAGAATTGGCACGGGCGGCGCAGTTGCAAGAAGGCAAGGTGCGCGAACTCGAAGCCAGCCTGAAAGGCGTGAAGCCGTCTATTGCCGAGGTTGCTTCGGAGATTCAGGGCTTGGTCGGCGGTGCGGGCGGTTTGGCGTTTGCCACCCGCGAGGCGATGAAGTTTGAAACCGCAATGGCGGGCGTGCGAAAAGTAGCCGATGGCACGGACGAACAATACGCCAAGCTTTCAGACGAGCTGAAAAAGATGGGCGCGGAGCTGGGTATTTCCGCCGCCGAAATGGCGGAACTTGCCGCATCAGGCGGGCAGCTCGGTATCCCGATTGAGAAGTTGTCGGAATTTACCGCCATTGCGTCCAAGATGTCGGTTGCCTTTGGGATGAGCGCGGAAGAAGCGGGTAATGCCGCAGCGACGATTGCCAACGTGTTCCAGCTTCCGATCGGCGAAGTGGAAAAACTCGGCGATGCCATCAATGTCTTGGGCAACAACACCGCCGCGCGTGAAAAAGACATTGTTGCGGCGATGGCGCGCATCGGCGGTACGGCGAAACAGTTCGGACTTGCCGCCGACGAAGCCGCCGCGCTTGCCGACGCCTTTATCGCATTGGGCAAACCGCCCGAAGTGGCGGCTACCGCCATCAATGCGCTGCTGCAAAAATTGCAAACCGCGCAAAGCCAGGGCAAGGGTTTCCAAGACGCGCTCGCGTCCATCGGTACGTCCGCCGACGAGATGGCGGCAAACATCGCTGCCAATCCGCAGCAGGCGTTGACCAAGTTCCTGCACCAACTTGAAGGCTTGGACAAACAAAGCCGCGCCCTGACGCTTTCGCAACTCTTCGGCACGGAATACAGCGACGACATCGCCCTCTTGGTCGGCTCGCTCGGCGAATACGAAAAGGCTTTGGGCTTGGTCGCCGACAAGGGACAAGTCGTCGGCGCGATGCAGAAAGAAGTCGCCAATGCTATGTCCACCAGCGAGGCGCAAATCAACAAAGCCAAGCAGGAAATCATCAACGTTGCCATCGAGGTTGGAGAAAAGCTGCTGCCTTTGGTGTCTTTGTTGGCGAGTACGGTGGGCGGCGTTGCCAGTGCAATCGGCGCGATTACGGAAGAGTTTCCCGTTTTGACGCAGCTTGCCGCACTGTTTGCGGCAGGAGCCGTTGCCGTTAAAGCTTATGAAACTGCCGTGCGCCTGACGGGCGGCGCGGTATCGGCATCGTTTGCGACCCAGCGCGTCGGCATTGAGGCAACCAAGGCATCCATCCTGTCGACCACTGCCGCTGCGCGAGAGCTGGGCGTTGCGCTCAAATCTGCCGCTGCCGGAAACGGTTTTGGCAATGGAGCGGCTGCTGCGGGAGTGTTGGCTCAAAACCTCAAGACGGCAGCATCCAATGCCGGGCTTCTGTTTGCGGCTTTTGAAGTTGGCCGTGGTGTGGGCAGTTGGCTGCGCGAAAACACTGATTTGGCAAAAATTTTCGGCGACAACCTCGCCCGTATCCCTGCCATCATAGACAGCCTGTTTACCACTGGTGGGTTGGATAAGTACCGCGAGCATTTCAAAACCGAAGCGCAAATCAAACGCGAACTGGAGGAAGCGGATAAAAAGGCGCAAGAAGCCGCCGAAAAAGCCGCCGCCGCCAAGAAAAAGGCAGCCGAAGAAGAGGCTGCCGCCGTTAAAGCCCTGCAAGCCGAATATCGTGCTTCCGCTGCCGAGCAGGCGGCGTTGGAGCGCAGCATGGCTGCCTTGCGTGCCGACGGGCGCGAAACTGGCGATTTTTACAGCGAGCTGGCAATCAAGCTGGAAAACGTGCGCACCAAAACCGCCGAATTGAAGGCGGAACTTGACAAGAAAAATGTCAAAATCAGTGCGGATACGGGCGAACTTGCCGAGGCGCAAAAAGCCCTTGAATCTTTGGGGCTGACGGCTGAAGAAGTCACCACCGGTCTGAGTAAGAAAGCGTCGGAAGGGATTGCCAACTTTTCCACCGCCGCCGCAAAGTTCGGCAACGATACCGACCAAATGTCGCGTGTATTTCAGGCGGCATTAAAGCAGATGGACAGCCCGGAAGCGGTCGACAAACTAAAAGCCGCCTTGGAAGACGCGGGCAAACAGGCAGGCATGACCGCCGAGGAAATCAAAAAAATCGGCGATGCCGCGCCTGTTGCGTCCGATAAGGTTGCCGACGCATTTGCCAAAATCGGCGTGGACAGCAAAGCCGTGATGACCGGCATCAGCAGCGACGCACGTCAGGCGTTTGCCGACTTTAAGGACGCTTCCGAACAGGCAGCAGCAGCGGGTCAGAAAGATGCCAAGCTGATGCAGGCGGCGTTTGAGCAGATGATGGGCAAACTCAAAAGCAAGGAGGAGTTCGCCGAGTTCCAGCACCAGCTCAAAGCCAGCGGCGACGCGGCACTGTTGACGCAGGAGCAGCTTGCCCGTTTGGGCGACGCGGCTTCAGGCGGCGCAGAAAAAGCCAAAGCCGCCTATCAAGGGCTGAACGATACCGCCGCGCAGGCGGGCGAGGCTGCCAAAAACGCCCACAACAAAGGCGCGCAGGCGGCGGAAAGCCATGCCCAATCCGTCAGCAAGGTGGTCAAGGCAAACGACGATGCAGCGGCGAGTGCGGAAAAGGCGGCGGCAGCGACCGAAAAAGCCGCCAAAGCCGTAACCGACTACGGCTACCGGCTTAGTCAGACGGGCGGCTACGTCAAGTTCAACAACGAACAGCTTGAATTGATGAACCAAAAATTCAGGGGCGTCAAAATCGGTATGGAAGCAACGCTGCAAATCGGGCGCATGAAGGACTACACCCAGCAGATTTACCTTGCCAACTCCGCCATGCAGCGGTTGAGCGACGCAACGGCGCAGGGCGCGTTGACACAGGGTGTGTTGAACGATGCAGCCAGTGCGGCTGCGGCGGCTGCCGACAAGCTGGGCAATACCGAGCTGACCAAGTTTCGCAATGCGATTGCTGACGCGCAACGTCGTCTGAATGCGCTGCGCCAAGAGGCAAGCGACGCGACGCGCGCCCTTGAGGCAGAGCTTGCCGAACTCAACGGCAACGCCGAGGCGGGCTACGCTTTGCAGCAGGAGAAAAAGCTGCGCGAATTGAATCAGAAGCTGGCAAACGCCAAGCAACTGGGACAGGGCGACATTGCCCGCGAATACCAGCGTCAAATCGAGTTGCAGCAGCAAATCTACGACCGCCAACGCAACAAACGCGCCGAATCTGCCGCCCAAGACCGCGCCCGCAACCAAAACACGGCAAGCGGCAGCAACAGCGTGGCGCGCCAGTTGCAGCAAATTGGCAATCCGCAGGTTAACGTCAATACTGACGAGCTTAACCGCCTTTTGGCGCAACGCGACGAAGCAGTCGCCAACAGGGCAGTCGGCAGCCTGATGACGCAACTGGAAAACTCGTTCAAGCGGACGAGTTAAATCAAGCGGCAAATACAAACCCGACTGCAACCATGCCAAGCCCCGATTTTCGGGGCTTTTGCTTTAATGGGGTTTTATATTTAGGCAAAGGTCGTCTGAAATGGCCGATTGGATTTTAAAGCGCAAAGACACCGGCGCAAGCGTCCACCTGCCGCAGGATATGCGTTGGGAAGATGAATTTTCGTGGAATAAGGTGGCGCAGGCCGCGCCGCAGCGTACCTTGTCGGGCGGTTTGGTCATTCAACAAGGAATCAAGGCAAACGGTCGCCCGATTACGCTGTCGGGCGATTGGGTATGGCTGGACTTGGGGTCTTTGCGCACTTTGCGAGACTGGACGGACGTCCCCGAATTGGAAATGACGCTGGCGCATTACGACGGACGCGAATTTAATGTTGTTTGGCGCACGCACGATGCGGCTTTGGGTAACGTCGAGCCGGTGCGGTACTCGACGCCCGAGGCGGAGAGTGAGCGATACACCGCCAAGCTCTGCCTGATGACGTTTTAAGGTCGTCTGAAAGCAGGTTTAAACAGGATTTAAAAAGGTTTCAAAAATGGAAAAAACAACGCGCCTGACGCAACAGGATTTGCAGATTTACCCCAGCCAGCGCATGACTGATACGCCTGACGGCGGCGGTCTGATGGTCGGGCAGCCGCTGACGGGCGAGGATAACGAGATTTTCCCGCCTGTTTCCGACGTTGACCGCACGATGGGCAGTTTGGACGCCCGTCTGCTCTACCCTGCCGTCCTGCGTAACGACTCCGAGCCGCTCTATGGCGGGCATTTTGTCATTACCGAGCCGCCGACCTCTGAAAACGTGTCTTTCTTGGCGTTTAAGGCGCGCAACTACGGCGAGAGCCGCGCAGACATTATGCCGCGAATTGAAGCGTATTCCGTACCGACAGTGGAGAGCCGTATGACGCTGATGGGGCGGCATTTGGCGGGCGTGCGCCTTGTACAGGCATATCAGCGCGAGGAGGCCCCGCTGCCTAAAGTGGGCGAGCGGTATTGCTTACAGCATGAAGACAAGACCAACAGCAAGACTGAGCGCATTACTGAATATTTCCGCATCGCCAACCTGACGCACGAAATGCGGACGTTCGAAATCCCCTTGGCTGGTGGACAAACCAAAGAAATCCGCCGCCGTGTCGTCAAAATGGAAACGACCAACCCGCTGACGCGCGATTTTGACGGGGTGGATTACCCGGTCGAAGGCTATGCAGGCAACAAGGTCAAGATTTTGGAGACGCAGGTCGCCGATTCAGCGAACTATTACGGTGTTAAACCCGTTTCAGACGACCTCAAAGCAGGCGAAGCATCGCTGACGGTTGCCAGCATTTACGAAAAGCTGGTTCCTACTTCGACGGTAGAAACGCCGTATGCCGACCAATATCCCGTCGCTGGCGATATGTGGGTGGCGGCTGCGCCTGAAAAACAGGTGTTTCACGGTTATGTATCGGACGGCACGTTGACAATGCCCCATTCGCTTTTGCCGGGCAGCATCAAAATCGGCAACTACAAAGACAATGCGCAGGGGCAGTTGGTCTCCGGCGACGATATTATTCAAGCCGACTATGAAAAAGGCCGTCTGAGCGGTATCCCAAGCGGGACTTATACCATTTCCGCCATCCCTGCCGCCAAATCGTCGGCGGCTCGGTTTGCCTTTGCTGTTGAAATCAAAGAGACCAATCAAGGCACGGCGTTTGCGCCGCTGCTGACACCCGCCCCCGCTGCGGGCAGCCTGAAAGTGTCGTTTATGGCGTTGGGCGTTTGGTATCTGCTCGCCGATTCGGGCGACGGCGTGTTGCGCGATGAGGCAGGTAAAGCGGCAGGCACAGTGTCATCTGCAACCGGCTCGGTCGTGCTCAATCTGCCCGTATTGCCCGATGTCGGCAGCCGCCTTGTGTTCCAATGGGGCGGGATTTCGGGATTCGCGTCATCCGACGGCGGTAAGACGGGGACGGCAGCGACGCCGAAACCTGCCGAAAGTAAATGCACTTACGGTTTAGGTCATCCCATCAAGCCGGGTACGTTGGTATTGACTTGGCAGGATAACGGCACCAAAACCGCCCGCGACGACGGCAACGGCAGCCTGACGGGCGATATGCAAGGTGCTGTTGATTACCTCAACGGCGTGATCTCGACCGCCCGCTACATCAACAGTAACTCGGTCGAGTACACCTGCGAAGAGACGCGCCGAATCAGTGCAAGCGTGGTCGGCGGTGCAGGCTACGGCATGACGGCGGAGGATAAGGGAGCGCATTGGGAGTTGAGCTTTGAGGGTACGCCCGAAAAAAGGATTTTTAAATTGTCACTAGATGGCGAGTTTTCCGAACGGACAGACTATACGTTGTCCAACAGATACGTTGCTGCCCCTAGTTTGAGATAAGGATAGATTGATGGCAGATTCAGGTTACACATTGCGGGCAGGCAGCGGGAGCGTTGCCTTGTATCTGCATAAAGGCAATTGGCAGGCTGGGAATAAAGCCGTACAAGGCATCCGATGGGATGGGAATAAGCTGATTGTTCCGAAAACCATCGTGCAGGCAGAGGCAAGTAGTTGGACGATTTATGGAGCGTCCACGCTGAATGCGTCTTGGGAGGCACAAAAGCGAAGCGATAAGAAAACCACTCAAAATCTATCGGTCAGAGCTTGGCGCAGTGACTATCTGTCCGCCGACTCGTCCCATGCCAAGCCCCGAAGCGGGCGTCTGGCAGGCGGGCTGACATTTAATGTCTTGATTGACTTTGACCAAGGCAGCACCTGCGTTTACAACTCATGGTCTTTTTCAGACGGCACGACCGAAATCGTCGAATACGGCGGAACGCTTTATAAAAACTGGGATGCATCCAAAGGCAGCGGCGAAAATATCGGCACATTGTCCGCATCGGGCGAGGTTTCCATCAGCGACCCTGCCATCAAATTCCAAAGCCTCAAGGTTACGGGCGGGGTCGTCCGTCTGCCGCAGGTTAAGATTTTCTCTTATGCAGGGCGTACCCCCGCCGCGCCGGTCAAGCCCGAGAGTTTTACCGTTTATGCCAACAACGGCGACATCGTCGGCCGCAGCAATGCCGAAGGCAATATCGAAGGCGGCATCACGGGGAAAATAGACTACGAAACAGGTTTCTACGAAATTACCCGCACCGCAGGTTTTTATCCTGAAGAGCTGCGATACAACGCCGTAACCCAAGACAACCTGCCCTTGGATTCTTCGATTATCGGCATTGATGCCGTGCGCCTGCCTGCCGACGGACGCGTCCCCGTGTTCCGTAAGGGCGATATGGTCGTAATTTCCAATCGGCTCAAGCAGGATTTGGGCAGCGCGTTTACCGCCGCCCAGAAAATCACGCTCAACCGACAAAACCTCGACCGCCTCTGCTTGGTCGACAGCAAGGGCAAACACGTCCTTGCCGAAAAATACACGGCAGACCTCAAGGCGGGCAGTATTACTTTGGGCGAGCCGTTGGACTTGTCGCAATACACCATGCCGCTGACCGCCGTTTGCGCGTGGGAAGAAGAAAACCGCATTACGGGCGTCGATATTTCGGGTCGTCTGAAACTGCAATTTGCCATTTCGCGCGCCTACCCCAAAGCAGGGACTTATGTTTCATCCGCTCTGATTGGCGGCGATTTGCTGGTACGCGCGACCGAGCCTTTCTCTCAACAGGCATGGGACAACGTTTGGGCGGATTCGCGCCGCGGCGATCCGATTCTGGCAAAGGCCAACGTCAAGGACTACCCGATCAAACTCGCCAGCAACGGCGCGATTACCGAGCGTTGGTTGATTAAATTCACCACTGCCAACCAATTTGAGCTCTACGGCGAGCAGCTCGGCTTGGTCGCCAAGAGCGATACCCTGACCGACCTCGCCCCCGCCAATCCTGCTACGGGGAAACCGTACTTTACGATTAAATCGACAGCGTTCGGCGGCGGCTGGTCGACTCAAAACTGCATCCGTTTTAATACCTACGGCACACCGCTTCCTGTGTGGATTCTCCGCAGCGTCCAACCCTCGCCCGACAGGCAGGATGGGCGCGACGGCTTTACCGCCTGTTTGCGTGGCAATACGGTCGCTGAGTAGGAGGCGGATAAGCAAAAGGTCGTCTGAAACTTGGAATCATGGTTTCAGACGACCTTTTATTACCGCTTGTTTATTTTTAATGCCGTTTAATTTAGAATACAGTCCTATTTGACATAAAGGGATAAAAAAATGAAACAAGCCGTATTGTTCGCAACCATGACCGCTCTTGCCGCAGCAGTATTGTCGGGATGCGGAAAAAGCAAAGAGGAAATCGAGCTGGAACGCGAAAAGATCGCATTGCAACGCGAAAAGCTGCAACAAATCCGCGAATCGAAACAGGTTAAACCGGAGACAGCCCCGCAGCCTGAAAAAACGGAGGCGCAGGTAAGAAAAGACGCACCACCTGCTTCCGCGCAGGAAAATGTAACCGTCAATGTAAATCAGGCTGCCGCAGAAGAAACCAAAATCGTCAGAAAGTCGGTAATGATTGCTAATGCCAAAACATACTTTTCCGACAGCATGTTAAGGAGTATGGAAGCCTACTATAAAGACGATGCAAGTATCTTGTGCGGCGAGGTGCTTTGGGACAAAGCCAGCTGGCGGCGTTTTGTGCAGGTCAATGCGTATAATCCCAAAGATGGAAAAGTAACGGCGCAGACTTATTTCGACAAAGATTATTCGCACGAGTTTTCCGACACCATCTGGCGGGAATATTGCCGCTGATAAAAGTACCCGACTGCAACCATGCCAAGCCCCGATTTTCGGGGCTTTTGCTTTAATGGTGTTTTATATTTGGGCAAAAAAGGTCGTCTAAAATGTCAAATACGGAAAGAGTGCCGGTCAAGGTTTACCGTTGGGATGACGCGGGTGCGCCGCAGGTTATGCCTGTTGACGGAGCAGTTAAAACGATTTTAAAAGCCTGTTTGGTAACGGGCTATGGCGAAAATGAAAACCGAAAAGAGCCGCTGGGTTGGGAAATGCCGTTTGAAAATGGCAATGCCGCCTGTTTTCGCAGTACGCATGAGAAATCAACCAAATGGGCGTTGGGTGTGTATGGGACTGCCCAATATGGCGGCTGCGAAGTCGTCGGGTTAAAAGATCCAACATCGGTTAAAACTGGTGCAAAGGAGGCAGTCTTTGCCAAATACGGTAAACCCTTGAAATTCATGTATGGGTCTAGCCGGCGAAATTCCAAAGAGCCACTCCAATGGGTTGTGGTGGGGCATGACCGCGCCTTTTGCCTGCTCGTCATTAATGCCAATTTTTCATCTATGTGCGGAAACCTTTATTTTGGAGATTTTCCTAGTTTTGCTCTTGCTGATGATGGCAACTGTGCAATATCGATGACAACATCTAATTCTTATTTATTGGATGCGGGGACTAACTACCAGCAATGTTTTTTAATGGAAGATTATTCCGGCAATATTTTGGGTCAAGCCGAGTTATTGGGTCGAATGGGTGTAAATAATAATGAGGCAGTGAACTATCCAAACCCCGTGACGGGCGGGTTTTCGGCAGAAAATGTCCTTATTTTTGAAAAAAATAATCAGAATAGAAGCATGTTGCGCGGTCAGTTGCCTGGATTCAAATTTACGTTTGAGGCAATGCCGTCTCCTACGGTTGTCCCCTATGGTCAAGTCTATAAAAATCTTGATTCGACTGACGATGAATGGATGTATTTCAAAACTGTCAATAACTTGGGGATGTTGGTAAACCTGACAACTTGGAATATGTAATGGCAAATATGATCTTAGATAGTGGCGTTGTACATTCGCCGCATTATAAATACGGCGGGCGCGGTTATATAGCCGGCGAAGCCGAGGGTATTGTTACCGTCAACGGGCAGCCCGCATCACGTCGAATTTATCTTTTTGCCCGCCCGAAGATGGAGATTGTCGCCGATACTTGGAGTAAAGACGACGGCAGCTACCACTTCGAACGCCTGAAGGAGGACGAGGAGTATCTGATGGTGGCGACGGATTATAAAAAGCAATACGAGCCTGTCTCCTATGATTTCATCAAGCCCTACGTCGATACTGACGGCGGATAAGGTCGTCTGAAATGTCTGACGATAAATCCAAAACCTATGCTGATTCCGCGCGGATTCCGTTGCCTTTCGGGGCGTTGATTGCAGAACGTAAACCGTCAAATCGGCTGGCAATCCCGTTTGCCCGCCCGCTGCGCCATATTGCGTCAGGCGGGACGGTTGCACCGATTGAGCCGCCAAAGCCCAAACCGCCCGAGCCTTACACGCCGCCGGCAGGCTATGCCGCTGTATCGGGGGAATGGGGGTTTGTTTTGCACGCGGTGGGCACGGGGTCGGCTTGTTTGACCGGTGGTTTCGCGGGCGGTAGCACGGCGGTCGGAATGTCAGGCGTGTCGGTTGAGGCTGTTGATGTTGCCCATTGTTTTCAGACGACCTTTGAGGGGATGACCGCGCTTGAAGGTCGTCTGAAATCGCTGTCTGAGCCGTCGTTTGCAGTTTCTGCGTGTGCAGCAGGTGTTCAAAGCGCGATGGACGGGCTGGACGGCTGCTCCGGCGCGAACACGACAGGCAGCCTGTTTTTGACGGGCTGTGGCGGCGATGCGCAGGCGGCTCAGGCGGGCGAGCTATTGGAAAGCCACGCGGACAGCACGTTTTCAGACGACGCTTTGTTGGTTGGCTGTTTGCAATCGGACATCCTCGCGGCGGCGGATTTAGCGCGTTGTTTCAGCCCTAAATCCCTGCCAGCCGTTCCCGTCCCCTGTGAATACTACGAGATTCCGGTCGAGCCTGAGCCTGTTCCCGAAACCTACGTCTGCGGCATCCGCCCGCCGTCAAACCGCCTTGCTCTGCGGTTTTACCGCAGGAAAATTGCGCACGACCCGCGCCATATTCCGCTGCCGTTCGCTTGTTTTGATACGGCAAAAACCCCTGTTTTAAACGGATACATTATGCAAAACACCGTTAAAGCCACGGCGGACGGGCAGCCGATTGGGTTGTTTTCCGCCTCGTTTACCGCCGATACAGGCGGCTACTGCTGGCAAGGCAGCCTGACCGTATCGCCAGAGGATTTCGCCAAAATCAACCCCGACGCACGCGCAAAGGGCGAGGAAGCGCAAATCAAGGTGCAAATCAACGCGGACACTTTCGTAATTATCGCCGAGGATTACAGCGACAACCGCCGCTTCGGGCAGAAAAGCTATACGGTAACAGGCAGGAGCGTTACCGCCCGCTTGGGCGCAGACTACGCCCCAAAAGGCAGCGGCACATACCGTAACCCTATCTACGCGCAACAAATCGCCACGGAGGTATTGAGACCGACGGGGGTGGGTTTGGACGGATGGACGATGGCGGATTGGCTGATTCCTGCCGATGTGTACGCATTGACGGACAAAACGCCGATAGCGGTATTGCAAGAGCTGGCGCAGGCGGCGGGCGGGTTTATTGAGAGCGACCACGCCAAGCCTGTCCTAAGATTTAAGCCTAAGTGGAAATCGGCAGCTTGGGAGGTGGCGCAGGCTGCGGCAGACGTTACCGTGCCTGCCAGCGTGATTTTCGGCATCAGCGGGCAGCGCAGCGTGTCCGAACAGGCAAACGGGATTTATGTGTGGCCGAGCCACAATAAGGGCAAGGGCGCGGACGTGTACCGCAACGGCAGCAACCGCGAGCCGCGAGCCTCTGCGCTAACCCACGCGCTTTATACCGACCAGCCTGTTTTGCTTGCCGCAGGCATTGCCGCCTTGAGCGCGACGGGTGTCCATAAGCGCGAGACCGTGTCTTTGCCGGTATCGGATAAATACGCCATCCCTATGGCGAATTTGGGCGAGATTTGGCAAATCAGCGAGCCGTCGGGCAACTGGCAGGGCGTGGTTGTTGGCGTATCGGTTGAGATCAAAATCGAAAACGACGCGCCTGTCGTTACTCAAAATGTCAGCATCGACCGCTATTTGGACGAGTGATTAAAGCCGTTTTAAAAATGCTTTAAAGGTCGTCTGAAAGCCATGTTCAGACGACCTTTTATCTATTTGTTGGGAGTAACAAAATGACCAATCTGTATCAAAACCTGACGGCACTGCTCAACCGCGAGCAACGCGGTATCGCCAAAATAACAGGCGATTTGGGCGGCGGCTCATGGGCGGCACAAACGCAAAGCGGCGGGAATATCGTCTTGAGCGGTCAGGCTGCCTTAAGTCAACGTGTTTTCTACGACATTCGCACCAACCGCATCATCAGCCAAGCCCCCGACGCTGCCGTTTTGGAGTTGGGCGTGTAGTGTTGAGTGCAGGCTCGCCGCCTTGGCGGTGGGCAATGGGCTGAGATAATTTGTTTTATTTTGAGAGTGTTATGAGTACGGATATTCTGCGCTTCAAACAGGGCGAAACCGTCGAAATCAGCGTGATTTTTGATGTTTTGGACGACTTGGGTATTTCTGCTCTGACCGGCGTTACCGCTGCCGCCGAACTTCGGCGCAAATATACTAAGGATACGGTCGCCCGCTTTCAGACGACCCTTTACCCCGAAATACGCTTGGTGTTGCTGCGTTTGGATGCTGACGTATGCCGAAGTTTGATGGAGGGGCATTACGTTTTTGATTTGCAATTTACACGCCGCTCTGACGGCTTGGTGCAATACAGCGGAGATATTCCGCTGGAGATTTTAAAGAGTACGAGCAATGTTGGGTAAGTTTAGAGTTTTTAAGGGAAATTTGGGAAATGCCGCGCATCGGTACGATGACGACTTGTATCGGACGTGGTTGATCCAGCCCGAGAATCAAGGCAAATCATTTAAGGATTTCACGCAATGGCTTGCCGACGTTAAAAGCGAGGATGCGGGCGAAGCCCCTGATTTCGTAGCAAGATTTATTTTGGCAATTTCATAAAAGGCAAGTAAAAAAAATGACATTAAGACAACGCATAGACGCGCTGGTGGACGCTATTGGCACAAAATTCAAAGAGGTTATCGGTAAAATCGGCTCGACAGATATGCTGCAAACTACGGAGCGCGGGAGCGTGGTAGGTGCGGTAAACGAGTTGAAAATCCGTATTGACAACATCGGCAGCGGCAATAGCGGCGCGGCGATTGACGATACTGCACCTGCGGCTGATAAAGCTTATTCCAGTCAGAAGGTTGATTCGCTGATTGATGCGGCAAAAACGGCTGTCAAATCAGAGATTTTAGACGGCGCGGACGCGGCATACGATACGCTGGCGGAAGTTGCCAAGTATATTGAGCAGGACAAAACCGGCGCGACCGCGCTTTCGGAAGCTGTTGCCAAACGCCTGCGTATCGATGAGGCGCAAGTTTTGACACAGGCGCAAAAAACCGCAGTAGAAACCACGCTCAATCTTGGCGATACTGATACCGACTTTGTGGCTAAATTTAATCAGGCGTTGCAGTCATGA